AAGAAGAATCGAGCATTCGAATTCGATCCGTACTTTGTTGCAACGTAACTGTTAAAATCTTCAGCCGACTTGTAATAGTCGTAGTAAGGATCGACGATGTTATTTGTCAGATAGATCATCCAATCAAACTTCGAAGACCCATAATAGTTATAAGATAAGAGATCTGGCCTTTCAAATCCTTCTTCGAGAGTAAATTGAAAGGTAGAGTAGATGTCTCTCTTCGTTTTGTCAGTAAAGTCTACTCGCGCCAAGATGTTCTTAGCAACGTTACCGTCATAGTCTACAACTGGAAATCGATCAAAATATCTTGCCATCTTAATTCCTCTTAGTTTAAAGCGTTTCTTATGGCGTCTGTTCCTTCGTTTATCTTTTCATCGATATTGAAAGGTATCTCAGCTTTATTAAGGCCTTTTTGCAATTGATTTTTCAATGCTTCCCATGCTGCTCCAAGACGATCGCCTCCTTCTCTACCATAGTCGCGTGCTGTCTGAATTTGAGTTTCGAGCATTGAGATTGAAACTTCGATAAACGCAGGATGACTCGTGCCTTCGAAGAATGCAGGAATTCCTTGTGGCGAATAGTTCAATTCGATACCTTCAATCAAGCACGGCTGGAACTTAATTAACTGTGCACTACCGGCAATTTTCAGTTCTGGTTGACATAAGAACGGATAAGCTAGCGCAGCAGTACCTAAGCTACTGTATGATGGTAGCGCATAAGCTTTCATCGCTTTGAGCAGATCCATCAACTGCTGGCTTTCTTTCTCATTTCGAGGCGCAAAAGTCCATTCGAATCTATGAGTACGAAGAGGAACGCCACTAAATAGTGCTTGAATATGAGGATTTGGAACGGCTCCGACTGCTTGTCCTATCGTGCTACCGCCTATCTTTTCTGCTGCTTGTACTAATTGTCCATAAGCCAACGCGGCCGCGGCATTTTTTAATGCTTGAGTTCGGCCTGCGCCATCTGAAGAAGCCAAATATAATTGAGCAGCATCCGCAATACCCCCTGCCAAGCCTTGTGATTCTTGGCCAACTTGAATATCAAAGCTTTCTCTTATGCCTTTCGGTAAAGGAAGTGCGAATGCTTGTACAAAATCAAGCGTGGCTGCAGTTTGTGGAGAAGGCCGTTGATATTTCTTAAACTTAAATGCCATGTAATACTTGTCGCTGATATGATCAGGAAATTGTATTGTAGGCACATTATCAACATCAATTTTATTCGATGCTCTTTGAATAGCATCAACATATGTTTCGGCGTTAGGAGAAGCTCCTATAAAATTTCCGCTTTGAGGATTAAAGTTATTACGAATATCAGCACAAGAAGCGCGCTTCATTTCACTTGTAAATGTTTGGAAATACTTGTCTTCGAGACCCGCGGTCAAAGAATCTCCGAATCTTGCAGAAAGCTCGGCAGCAATTCTATCAGAAAAACCTACTTTCTTTAACGCTTTGGCAAAAAGATCTTCAACGGCATTTTCAAGTTTATCTTCGAGCTTATTCGTAATATTTCGAAGCGTTCTGTTTATAAGCCCACCGGCATCTTTCTTTAGACTGTCTAAGTTTACTAGTCGATTATCTCTTCCGGCCATGTTATCTCTCAAATTAAAAGGTTATCATCTTATTTATAAATAGATTTATGGCTTATAAGGGAAAGTTTCGACCAAAGAATACTAAAAAGTATATCGGAGACTCGAACAATATCGTATATCGTAGTCGATGGGAATTAAAGTTCATGATGTACTTAGATTCGCATCCTAATGTCGTGCAGTGGGGGAGTGAAGAGTTAGTGATTCCTTATCGCTCTCCTCTCGATAATCGAGTACATCGATATTTTCCAGACTTCATTGTCAAGAAGAAAACACCAGAAGGTAAGATAGACACTGTAGTGGTTGAAATAAAACCTCTTGCGCAGACGCGGCCTCCAGTGGTGATAAATAAGCCTAGTAAGCGTTATATTAATGAAGTCATGACATGGGGTGTCAACGAAGCCAAATGGAGAGCTGCAGCAGTATACTGTAATGACCGTGGTTGGAAGTTCGACATACTTACTGAAAAAGAACTAGGAATTAAGTTTTAATGGCAACCGTATTTGATACCATCATTACTCAAGGTGTTCGCTCTGGCCAAATTCCAGCGCGTACGAACTCTGCTCGTGACTGGTTCAGAGATACTGCCGGTAAAATGAATCGTATTAATGAACGTGAGATGATGAAGGGTGATGTCAGTCGTATGACTACTCAACCTTTGCTCGGTTCGATGTACATGTTCTACTATGATCCAAAGCATAAAGAAGAGCTTCCATATTACGACAGATTTCCTTTGATCTTTCCTTATAAGAAGGTCAAAGGTGGATTTATGGGACTCAATCTGCACTACTTGCCATTGCAACTCAGAGCGAAGTTGATGGACGGACTATATGACTTTGCAAACAACACTCGCTATGACGAATCGACTCGCCTGAAACTCAGCTACGAACTCATGACTCAGGCTGCAAAGTTAAGATGGTATGCACCATGCATTAAGCATTACTTGACTTCACATGTACAGTCAAAGTTTATGTACGTTTATCCTTCAGAATGGGATATCGCGCTCTTCTTACCAACAGAACGCTTCGTCAAAGCAAGAAAGAATCAAGTTTGGATGGACACGAAAAGAATGTTAGGAGTTACTAAGTAATGGCATCTCCAATAGTAACAGACACACGCTATAATCAAGAAATTCAAAGATCTGATCGAAGCGTAACGCAAGATGCAAGGTCAATAACTGAAACAACATCAAATAGTACCACTGTCCGCAGCGGCGGATCGAGAACTATTGTTGTCCCAACTAGTAGCACAACTTTAGCATCACCCGAGGAGATTGCGCATAGGTATACTGTCGTATATAGTGGCGATGCCACGCAGTTCATTGAGAACAGTCGCATTTTGACTCCTGAACAGCGCTTCGGCGGTTCGGCAATTCTGGCTGCCGAAGCGCAAGCCAAATCAAGAGATGAAGAACTTAGCAAAGTTACGGTACCGACTTTTGATTCAACGGGTGCTATTGCTGCGCCATTAACACCAACTTCGACTGCCAAATCAACCAATGAAGAATCCCAAAAACCCCCGACTGGGGTTACTCCGCCATCTTCTGCTTCTGCTCCATTAACACCAACTTCGACTGCCAAATCAACCAATGAAGAAATTGATAATCGCGCTGCAGCATTTACTCTTTCTCCAGAAACTATGCGAGATATCAATGCAGCTTCCAAAGCAGAAAGCGCGAAGACTGAACTTGATAAGGGTATTAATACTAATACAGAACTAACTGAAGAAGATGGTACCGGCGGTCGTAGATTAAAAGCCAGAACTGTTGATTCAGCTTTTAGTACAGGTGAACGTACTAAAGGCACATTTAATATCGGTCGATTCAGAGCAGAAGTTTCAGGCGCCGACAGCGTACTTCCTACTCACAGCTTCTTAGTAGTCTTTGCTCCGATGTTATGGACAAGATCTAAATTTAGTGCACAGAATCTCGACTCTCTTCTTACGATGAGATGCGATAACGTGGTTCTTCCTTCTGTAAATCTCTTGCAAGAGCAAAACATTCGAAGATATGGATTTGGTCCAGTCGAGAACGTTGCATATGGTGTAAACGTCGGCGATTTTACTCTGCAATTTATCGTCGATAAAGAGGCTTTAGTTGTAGAATACTTTGAAGAATGGTTAAATCGAATCGTTAATCGCGACTCTTTTGGCGGCGCGAATATGAATAATGATACCAACGGAAGAAAACCTTACGAGATCGCATATAAAGATACGTACTCGTGTCCGAATGTAAACGTATTCGTATATGACAGATCTCAGAATCAAGTCATGACATACAATATATATGACGTGTTTCCTACTGGAATCCAAAGCATGAATATGTCATGGAGCGAAGAAAACACTCTAATGAAGTTGAACATCACGTTCTCTTTTACCGATCTTCGAATCAATCGAATTCCACCCAAAACGAATAAAGATGATAAGTCGTTTAAAGATGAAATTATTGTAACAGGTAGAAGAAGAAATGCCGACGGAACTTTTGTTGCCGGCGGTGCCGGAAGTGCACTAACTACTTTAAATTCGCCATTGGGCAGAGCATTAGAACTGACGGATCTAACGAACGAAACTACGATTATAGGAGATTTTGCTGGGAGAATTCGCGGCTCTGTTCCTTCTATTATCGATCCAACCTTTGGCGGTTCAACGCCATTGCCAGAAATACCTGCACAAACACTAAGAATTTTAACCGGTTAACCAACTAACTATGTAAAGTGAGGAAATATAATGCCTTTACCAAAAATTGATCAACCACTCTTTGACGTGACGATCCCTTCTTCGAAGAAGAAAATTCTCTTTCGGCCATTCTTGGTGAAAGAAGAAAAGATCTTGCTGATCTCTCAGCAAGGTGGAGAAGACACCGACGTGATCAGAGCCATTAAGCAGATCTTAAGACTGTGCGTGCAAGACGATGACTTTAATGTCGATAAGCTTACGACATTCGATCTTGAATATTTGTTCTTAAAGCTTCGTGCAAAATCAGTCAATAACATCGTTAAGCTATCTTATCGTGATAACGAAGATGATAAGGTTTATGACTTTGAACTCAATCTCGATTCGATCGAAGTCGAAATGCCAGAAGGTGTCGATTCGACGATTAAGTTATCTGATAGTATTTCAATGGTCATGAAGTATCCGAGTGCGAGCATCACTGATAAGATTACGCAATTTGATAATGAAGTCGATCTC